GGCGGTCAGTCATTTAATAAAATATTATTTTTAGAAGCTGTAGGGGATGAGGACGCTGCTTCTGAAGACGGGTCTATACCAGTACCTAAACTGGAAATGAAGCCTCTTAAAGACGTTCAGCAAGACGATGCAATATTTCAAAAATACAAAGATTCTACCAATAGAACTATCTTGAGTTCCTATCGTATAGACCCTATCTTAGTAGGCTTGGCGGAGGCTGCGGATAAAGCTGCTGCCGAAGTTGCTGTACTAGCTGCCGAGGCTGAAGTGTTTGGCCCTCTTAGGAAGAAAATAGAAGATTTCATTTCTAAAGTAGTAGTGGTAGACGAAAACGGGTTCCCAGATAAAGACTGGGCATTAAAATTTAGACCTACCAACGTGATGAAACAAGAGTCTATATTTACAGCGATCAGATATGGCTTAGCCTCTGGGGCATTAACGCCTAATGCTATTATAGCCATGTTAAATAATTCACTTAATATAGACATCCCAGCGATTAAAGAGTTCTGGGGCGATATACCTTCTACGTCTGTGAGAGATACTTTTAAAGCCTACATAGGGTCTTTAGAAGCTAGGGGTTATGTCATAGAGTCTGAGGCTTTTGAAGAGTTCTTAGAGGAGTTCGAGTACCCGCAAGAAATACCTCAAGATCCTAAACAGTTTGCACCAGATGCTGGTACTTTTGAAGCTCAAGGCAGGAGCCAGCAGTAATGTATAAGTTTAAAGATCCTTTATATAAAGAAGGTATCTCTAAATCTTCTAGGTATTCTAACAAAGTTAAGTTTGAAGGCTTAACTATAACTAAAACCAGTAAGCAAGTACAGAAGGATCACTTTGTAGAGCAAGAAGAAGAGCTAGCTGCTTTTTTAGCAGGGTTATTCATATCTAGAACAGAAACTATAAAAAAAGAATTACTGCAAGCTTTCTCTACTAATAAAATAAACCCAATCTTTATTCAAAGAGCTTTAACTGGTCTAAAAGATATAAGAATAATAACAAATGCTCAAAGGTTAGAACTTAAGAAGTTTTTTGGAGATTTAGCATCCGTAGCCGTAGACGATTCTATACAGTATGCAAATACTAAAGGATTAGTAGGTTTTGATTTGTTTGAACTAGCTAAAAGAAATAAAGACTACTTAGTAGCTAATAAAACTGATTATATTAACAATGCCGTAGACAAGGTAGAGTATTATGCTAACTCTTTTACATATAGAATACTAAGTAAAAGGCTCAACCCAGATAAACTAGAGAAAGAAAGCTTAACAGACATATTTAACGATAACCCTTATTTTGGATTACTAGCTAACTCTGAAGTGGTTAAGTTTTACCACACTAATTACCTAGCAGCTTTGAAAGCTATGAATGTAAAATTCTATAGGTATGAGGCTATACTAGACGATGTAACTACAGAATTATGCAAAGGTCTACATGGCACAGAGTATGAAGTTAGCACTGGTTTTGGCATTTTAGATACTTACTACAAATCTAATGCAGACGAAAGTAAAAAGGTTATACCTTTTTTTGACACAGAGTTATCTAGAGAAGAATTGGAGGCTAGGGGAGTACCTATGCCCGGTATGCACGCAAACTGCAGAAGTACCTTAGTAGGGTCAGATGGTAGTACCTACCACGCAGCTTAGTACAATTTCAGCATGGCTATTGACAAAATAGAATTTAAAAAATTCTCAGATGAAAAACAAATAGCTTATGGTGTGGTTTATGAACCAGACACAGTAGATGCTCACGGCGAGATGATGAGTAAAGAAGAAATAGAAAAGCTTGCTCACAAATATCTACTTCTAGATAACCTAAAACAAAGCATAGATATACAGCATAACAGAAAGCCTATAAAAGCATATCCAGTAGAAAGCTTCATCTCTAGAGAAGGGGATTTAGATTTTAAAGAAGGTTCTTGGGTAGTAGCCATTTATGTCGAAGATGTGCAAGTTTGGTCTTTGCTAAAAGATGGTATTTTAAACGGGTTTAGCTATGAAGTAATGGCTTACACAGAGCCTAAAACTGTAGAATATTCTACCCGCATGTCTGCTGTAGGCATGACCGATGAGACTGTAGGGCATTCGCACCTATATTTTGTAGAGTATGATGCTAGCGGCAGAATAATCAATGGGTATACTTCAGAGGATTTTGGGCACTCGCACACGATTAAAGGTGGTACAGCCACGGATATAGAGTTAGATCACGGACACAGATTATTATGAAACCAAGAACAGTAAATTATTTTAGAGAAGTAGGGATGATAGAGGACGCAGACCCTATCAGAATTAGTTTGGTAAATAGACCAGCTAACCAAAAAGCCTTTACCTTGAAAAGCGAATTAGTAACAGAAATTCAAAGAATAGAATTTGCGGATAAGGATCTAGCTAATACTTTTCTAGAAAAGTACTTTGAAAAAGACTCTTACGATTTAAAACAAGAAGGTGAAACCTTAGTAGCCTACTCTAAAGAATATGACAAAGATAAAAAAACTACTATTATCTTAGGCGAAGGTTACAAAGTATACGTTACTGACCCTAGACCTGAACCTGAACTTACAGTAATTAGTGAAAAACAAGAAACCCTTAATGAGCAGAGTACACTTGTTTTAGACCATACGGAGCAAAATCAACTAATGGAATCAAATATTTTAGAAAAATTATCATCTAGCATAGAGTCTCTTGTGACTTATCTTAAATCTGACAAGAATGTAGAAGTTAAAGAAGAGCCTAAAGCTGAAGAAGTAGCTGAACCTGCTAAAGAAGAAATTGCAGAAGAGGTTAAAGTAGAGGCTGAAGATATTGCTAAAGATGAAACTGATTATAAAACTTTATCTGAAGAATTAAAATCAGAAAATGAAAAATTAAAAACAGAACTTGCGGAGAAAGTTAAGTCTTTAGAAGATCTAGAAAAAGGCTTAGTTTCTATAGAAGAAAAAGTTTCTGCCCTCAAAACAGAGAGCGAAGCCTATAAAAGCAAGTATGAAAACCTGATCGCTCAGGTTGAATCCCAAGCTATACAGTCAAATTCGGTAGTCGCTGACCCAGCTACTGCTGTAACCAAGTCTGTAGAAGAGAAAAAGCCTCTTTCATTGAAAGATGAGGGCGGGATTTTAGTGAACATATTCAAGTCGGTAAACTAGGAGAAATTATAAACCATGAACAAAAAACTCGAACAATTAATAAAAACAGATAAGGAGATCTTGTTAAAACAAGGTTTACTTTCTACTGACGGTGCTTCTGCTGGCGTAAACCTGCCTTTAGAAGTAGCACAAGAAATGATCTTAAAAATCATAAGACAACCAAACCTTCTTAGCCTAATGAGGACTGAGCAAGTATCTAGCCCTACATACAGAATACCTAAGATTACTTATAACAACTGGGCTTTATATCCTAAAACGGAAAATACTGCACCTACAACTGCTCAGTATACTAAGTCAGCATTTGAGTACGTAGACATCGCTCCTAAGAGAATTTCAGCGGCTACTTTCTTGACTACTGAAGCTTTAGAGGATATTAACGGCGGCGGAAGCCAGTTAATCGCTAACCACGAAACTCAGTTCCTTAGAAGAGTTGCTCAAAACACGTTAGAGTACGGCTTACTAGGCGATACTGCATTCGTTGATGGTGCTAACGCAGATAGACAAGCTACTATGAGGTTAGCTGATGGCTTAATTAAGCAAGCACTAAACAACCCTACAGCAGCTCAAGTAGATCCTTACAGCACTACTGTAACTCAAGCTCAAGCTTTTGCTGGAGCTACCCCTGTAATCGAGGACGTACTAAATGCTATGGCAGTAGCTATGCCGAGCGAGTATATAACTAGCTTACAAGATATGGCGTTCATAATGTCTAAGAAGAACGAACTGAAATTCAAGCACGTTCTTTCTAAGAGATTAACTAACTTAGGCGATAGATTCCATGGTGGACTATCTACGTTTGAATTTGAAGGTATCCCAGTTATCGGTGATACGTTCATCCCAGACAACGTAGTGTTACTAACTAACCCTAGAAACATGATTTTCGCACCTTCTATCTACAACATGAGAGTAGTTACTGACTACAACGCACAGCTTGACAGGCAAGAAATGTACTTACACCAGTACCTTGACTTCGCTTGGGAAGAATTAAACGGCGTAGTTTACCAGTCTCTAGACTAATACTAACACTAGGCTTGATGTTTAGCAATAGGCAGCTTCGGCTGCCTATTTTGCTTTGGTCGAAAGGTTAAAATTAAAGTATGAGTAAAGTAAATAAATATTTCTGTAAACTGCAATATAGCCAAAATATCGAACAAGTGCTAGACGGCGTTATTTTAAAGAAAGGTGAATATGTAGAAGTGCCTGAGTCTATATACAAAAAATATAAAGACTCTATAGTGAATGTTAGTACCACTAACGGGATAACTATGGAAGCCTATAGAATGTTCTTTAAAGTAGAAAATGTAGATATTCCAGAGAGGGTTAAACCTAATCTTAGACTAACAGAAGAACCTAAAGCTGAGGCAGGCATTGAAGAAGGTAAATCTGAAGAAGCAGAAGCTCCTAAAGTAGAAGAGAAACCTAAAGCTAATAGAAAATTAGAGACTAACTAGTGATTAAAGTAATCAACAGATTAACTACTAGCCTAGTTAGCTTAGATGATCTAAAAGCTATGG